GTTTCAATTAAAGCCCGCTTCGCTTCGACTAGGGGAGGCTTCGGAGTCTCGGCTAACGGGCGGGAGGATGAAGCGCGTTTTTGAAATGGAGCGTATTTTATCATCTTATCCTTAGCTGGATTAGTTATCATTTATATTCCGTATCTCTCGTAAATAATTTCACGGGGAACTTCTACCCATGAAGAGAAAATATTAGCCATGAAGTTTTTAGCGGCGGGAATTGTATACCCATAGGGGATTTGATATTCTATGCCCTCATTAGCCAAAAGGATAACAGGCTCATCATTATCCCAACTAAGCTGATATTGACTGCCAGCCTGAATAATTCCGGGAGTAGTACCAGCCCACGCCCCGACGGCATACATGGGATTAGCGATGGTACGCGTTCCCGCAGTCATGGCCGCAGTCGCACCTACGCAAACAGATGCACTAGCTACTCTAGACGCTGGCATACCAGTAAGCGAAGGAGTCGTAAACGCGGATAAAACATCCGTTCCGCCAGTATCCGCCGCCGTGTATCCCGTAACCTTAAAAACTGCAAGCCCCGCAGGAGCCGCTGTAGTATATCCGGTAGCGGAAAGTAACTGAATAGCGAAAGACTGTAAGACTATCGCATAGTCGGTATTAGTCCACCGTATTGATCCGAGTATTCCATTGGTACTACCGTTGGAAGTAATAGAAGACGTGGGAGTAATAGAAATACTTCCGGTCGATTTATATGCGCCGCCTAGTTTTTGGCCGTATCTAAAAAGATTAGGGTAGCAAGGTAAAGGTGAACTCATTTATTTTCCTTTTTAGTTAAGCAAATCCCCAACGCTTAAATTGATTCAAAACCTCTCGACATTCGTTGGTTAACCCGCCACCGTCAAGCGACTCGGCCCCGGTTTTAGCATTAGCCCACGTCCACGCAATCCCGCCTTCATGGTATCCCGTAAGACCTTCTGCCCTAGATATACTCTTTCGATATTTGCCGACTACTTCCTGAATACACGCCGAACTAATCGCATAAGGAAGCGAAGCCGTAACGTTAAACGATTGCGCATCGGTCAATAAATATCCCGTCTCTTCGGGGAAATACCAACCAGCTACATAACTGCAAACAAAATCACGTTTCCCGCCAACCGGGTCATAGGTCATATTTCGAGTATAGTAATTACCACACCAACCCGAACCGCGATACAACCGTCCAGCTTTTTTGTCTATCTCGTCCATTTAGTAACTATTAGCATCCGTGCCAGCCGTAATAGTCACACCGTTCAAAGTAACCGCGCTCACCGATTGAATGGGCGCGGCATTTAAGTACATTAACTGATTATTATTTATTGCGTGCGCTTCCGAAGTGTATGTAGTACGATGCGCTTGGTATCCTAAATAGGCGATCATTTGCTGAGACAGGCTATCAATAAATAGCTGTAGCTTAGCATCTTTTACCGTAGTGGAGATATCGAGCCACGACTTGACATCCGAAAGCGCACACAATCCGCTCATCAATTACGCCTTAGCGAGAGGAGTTACCGCCGTGCCGGAAGCAGGATCAATCGAGGCATCGGCGAGAAGATACTCAACGCCGAAAATAACCGAAGTAGCCGTAGTGGGAGTAACGGAAATCTTGAGATACTTATTGAACCCGGAAAGGTCAAAAGTATAAAGCGTCTGCGCGGCGGCAGTATTGGAAATAACAGCGGGAGTAGCGGTCAAAGTAACAGCAGTGGCGGGCGAGCTAGTCGCACCGTCGTAAGCCTTAATCGTAAGACCGTTTCCAGACGAAACACCCGAATCGACAATGACGAACAGGGTATTAAAACCCGTCCTGTCAATAGCCGCCGCACTAACCTCAGTCGTCGCCGTATAGGCAACAGGCGCAAGGCCAAGAACAGATTTAATCCTATCAATAATAAAAGAAGTAGCCATATCAATTTTCTCCTTATAGTCTTTACGCGGAGCCGCCATTATTGACGGCCCCTTATTACTTAGCTAAAATCAGCTACCCTTGGAAACCCACGCCTCGATAAAGGAAGTGCCGTGCTTGACCTGGAAATCCTGCTCAGTAATAAGCCGAATCAAAGTCTCGTCACGCTGGAAAGCCGAAACCGTAGTACCACCGGAATTGACGTAAGTCCCCTCGCGGCTAACGTCGAGCGCGATATCGTAGCTCACGCCCCACACAAGCTCAGAGAAGTCGCCAAGCCAGATATTAGCCCACGTGGTCGAGCTATTCTTGACCGTGGCCGAAGAGTAGAAGGGATAGCCGTTAAGGGTCTTCCCCGTAGCCATTTCCTGGGCCCACGCGAAGGGGCCGGAACTAAAAGCCTTGCCCATAAGCCAAGACTTAGCAAGAGGATTAAGAAGCCACGAAACGTTCTCCATCGGAACGCTAGACTGCTCAAGCAGGGCGATCAAATCAATCGGAGCCTGAACAGTAAGAGCGGTCGGCGAACCCGAGGAGCCGTAAGTCTGGACACCCGACGTACCCTCAAGCCCGAGGGGCTGATAGGAGTTGCCAGCTCCATAAAGAAGAGCATTGTCAAGCGCGATCTTCGTGATCGTCTGCAAGTCCTTGGAAATCAGAGTGTCGAGGCCGATAGCGTTGTACCTAAGCAGGGTATTAGAAATCGGCACAATCGCCGTACCCTTCTTGGCATTAAGCACAATGTCGCCGAGAGTAGGCTGGGTCGCGTTGCCGGTCGGAGTCTCGCCGCCCCAGGTAAAGGACGAGGTAGCATCGACGCGAGCAAGCTTAAGATTGCCAGCGGGCATCGGATAGCGAGTAGCGCCGATCTTATCGAGGAGCGTCTTGGCGTAAAGGTAGTTCACATAATCAGGAAGCAGGGCCTGGGGAATACCGTATCCGCCCGCGCTCGGGATATTGGCAACCATGTCTTTCTGCATAATCTCATGCATAGACTTGTCATTCGGGAACATCTTCTTCGCGAAATCAAGAGCTACCTGCTTGTCGGTCAGGTGCATGGTATTGGTCTCTTTAAGCGCAAGGGCACCAGCGGCGGCAATCTTGCCAACCATCTTCGCGGCGGACTCGGGGGTAAACTCGAAGTGCTCACCAGCGGTCTTATTAGCATCCATTACAGCGGCCCACTGCGCGGAAGCGGCGCTAACCTTCTTGTCGGCAAGCTCCTCAGCGGCCTTAATGCGGCCCTCAAGCTCAACGATCCTAGCCTCGCCGATACTCTTCTCGCGAAGCTCCTTAATCTCAGCGGCCATGGGAGCTACAGCGGCCTTAGTCGCCTCAGCCATGATCTTAGCAAACTCTTCAACCTTCAACTCATTGTCAGCCATAATTCTTTTCTCCGTTAATTGTGATTTTATTTAACCGCGTTAAATGTTCTTCATCTAACTAAATGAAATACGAAAGCCTTTTCAGTACCCTCGTCACCGTTCGGCTCTTCAACAGTTTCGCCCGGTTCTTCCGAGCTTGCACCGTCTCTAAGCATCTTTATCATCGTTGCCATTTTGTCACTGGCCGATTTACACGCATTAAAAGCCTCGTCTAGTTCTTTTTTGCAATTTTCAAGTTCGTCTATTTGCGCAAGAGTAGCGGCCGAAAGCCTTGCACCTATTTTGGTTTCAATTACGGGAGCGGACTTGCCTTCAATTTCAGCTTTTGCCTTAGCCTCGGCTTCCGCCTTCTTCTTAGCCTCGGCCTCATTGTGCGACTGAAAAGACTTTGAAATATACTCAACCATTTTAGGGTCAATGTTTTTATCAGCCGAAAGTTGAGCAAGCGCATGGGGGTTACTTGGAATTGGTACGATACTACATTCGAGTAACTCGGCTTGTTTTACCTCGCGCCCGCGCGCCCACTCGGGAACTTCAGGCGGATAATCGTTTCTAGGGGCCGCATCCTTGTAATAGCATCCGACGGAAACCGCATTGAGATAACCAGCATTAACCATTGCGCAAGCCATATCTACATTCTTGGCATGCTCACTAACCTGCCCCGACGGACAAAGCTCCTCGATAGTCGGGAAATGAAGTGTACCCACAAGCCTAGGGGGAACAGAGCGAAAATCTTTATATACGTTGCGCCATTCCCCGTACGGGAATTCGTCATATTCGTGAAACCCCATGCAAACAGGGTTAGTCAAAAATCTTGCTACATCCCATCCACTTACACGAATAATGTCTCCGTCGGAATCCGGGCTTTCATCCGAAAGTACAAACGTAACATCTCGACTATTCCCGTCGGTTCCTGGTTGTTTAATTATTTGCGCATGAATCTTTTTTGTAACGTCCATTATTTAGCCCTCGATCATTGTTTAATTAGAAAAGCCTAAAAATATATTATATCCAAATCTTGCAAAGTTTTTTTGTTTTACGAATACCCGGATAAATAGTTGCAAGTATCTACTATTAGTTATAGTGCTTGGACCAGGGAAATCCAAGGCAACACGGGGCGAGCAATTACCCCGCCCCGTTAATTACCTCATGCGGGCAATTCCTCCCATTCGATTGAGAAAATAACAAGAGGAGTAGTACCAGCCGCACCGATTTCCTGTAAACATACGCAGTTTCCGGGCGGAATAATCAAAGCGCCGTCAATCAGATTACACTCATCCGTAGGCTGAAGCGCCGTAGTAGCAAGGAAAGCGCCGACAGTCCAACCGGGACGAATAATAGCCGGAGTAGACGCAACGGTCGACCCCGTAAAAGCACGGCCTACGCCACGAGGAGCGCCGAGAAGCGTACACTGCGGAGTAAGTTCGGTACCCGTCGATGGAACCGTAGTCTGATTAGTTACCGAAGCATACACAATAGTACCCGCGCCAAGCGTGCCGGAAACATAGCCCACTACCGCTTTAAGAATAGAAAGGTTGTACCCGCTCGATGGCGGATTCCACACGGTAAAGGGCGGCGCGGTTGAAAGCGCAGTACCAGGGGCAACGCCAGCGGCAGCATTAGCCGCAATCATTATTTTGCCCTGAGTTGCTGGCTCGTTATACGTTCCGTGTCCATTGGCAACGACAAGTGCGCTCGTCTTGTCACCTCTCAAAATACCCTGCGCCCCCGAAGAAAGCGCTACAAGTCCCTGCCTAAGCTCTGCAATCATAATTCTCTCCTATCGAATATCAGTTTGCCCATTTGGCAATGCAGACGCATTTGCGGCCACATAGTTTTGATTAAGTAATGTTAGCTGTATCAATATTTGCTCTAGCAACGATACCGCTACCGGATTAGCCGTTAGCATAGCATTTGTGTTCTGCTCTTGCGCGAAAGGAAGTTTTGTACTACCGCCTATTTCGACCCTAAGCCTAGGGAATATCTGCGGAGTTTGCGCGAATTGATTACTAGCGTAGGTAGTCGGTTGTGTAGGGTTAATTGTAGGCGCTACAATCGGATCAACCGCCGTAAACCCCGGACGCCATAGCGCAACGTTTCCTAATACAGTAGCTAGGTTATTATCCCATGTATTTAATTCATAGCTCGATGCGCGTTGTACTAAATCCTGTCCTTGACTTCCCTGAACTCTGTTTTTATTTGCAGTTACTACACCTTGACCGGCAGATAGTGCAATAGATACAATGACCGTTCCCGATGTTGGCGTAGAAAACCGAGCGTGAATCCTAGTTATTCCCGCAACATTGAATCTGAATATACCATTACCCGTAGACCCCGAAGACGCCGAGGTACCACTAATAGGTATACCGTCAATAGCTTGCCAGTTTCCGCCATCGGTATTTGCATCGAAGGAAACCGTACCCGTCCATGTTCCCGAAAGCTGTATAGCCGCTGTCTGATACCCCGTGCAATCTACGCTAAACTCTTCATTAGATGATCGAATTGTTCCGTTATATCGAGCGGTATTGAATACCGATTTAGTCCTTATATTTCCGAGGCCATCATTCGCCGAAAGCGTCCCGAGCACTTGCGCCATGTTTACGTCATAATCGTACCCGATATCTAACGGATACTGTTCATATTCAATAGCATCAGGATCGCATATATCAATAAAGATCTGTAAAATATCCGAAGATGACATCGACGAAGTGTCAGTGTTTAGCGTTATTATATTGTTTGCCACGCTTCCAGTTTTACCCGGTTCGGCGAAATTGTAAATAATTATTCCATCCGTTACATTCGTAATTACTAAAATCTGTTCAAGAGTAATTTGTTTATTGATTCCAGAAAGTGCTATGGTTCCTACACCGGACGTTCCGGGAGCGAAGACATACGAATATCCGCAATCACTATCTAACAATGTTTTCATAACTCACCCCAGGGCGACAGACATAGCAATGCTGAATGCTTTTAAGGCAACCGAATCCGGTATCTGCGATGCTGATAATTGAGCGCTTGCATTTAGTGTAGCCAATCCATTAGCTCCACCGATAACAGTCCCAAGCTTTGAAACAATAGTCGATTGCGTCTCATCTCCGGTATTAGCCCCCGAAGTCGCGTCAACTATTGATTTTTCGACGCTTGTAAGATGGTAATATTGTCCAGACGTTCCACCTTGCAAGCCTGATAGATCATTGTGCGCGACAACAAGAGGGGAGGCCATATAGCTAAAATGCTGATTACCACCGCCGACTCCATGGATAACCGTATCGATTATATTAGTAGTCTGGCCGTAAATCTTGAAAATGAGCCTATCGCCGACATTAAAAATGTATTCAGGCTGAACCGTCGAAGTAATGAACTGTTGTAAGGTCGTACCCAAATTAGCGCTAACTATCCCGAAAAGAAAAGTTTCCGTCCCCACACTCGACCGTTTATAAATATCCGTAGTGATTTGCGAGTCACCCGCGATTGACGCATAACTCCACATATAGGCAATCCATACGCCCGCATCGAGCTTAGATAACGCTATGCTCGGATCAGAAATGTATTCGGATATCAATACCTTGTTATTGTTACACGTTACTGGGATATTAACTTCGGCCACAATATCGGGAGCTTTTTCAAAATAATAGTAAGGCGAAATGTCGGAAGGGGTAGAAGTGGGGTATAGATTGACTCCCGCGCCCGCGTTCGTAGTAACAGGCTCGCCATTGACCCATTCACTACCGTTATACTTTATAATTTGTCCGGTGCCGGGGGATGTTATCGTAACGTCGGAAAGGTCAGTGAGTGCTGTAGGAATTGAGGGCTTGTGCAATATCTGAGCATCGCCCGACGTAGCGGTCCAATCCGCATTAACATTTACTTCAGCGCCCGCTTGTATCCCTGATAGTTTTGTTTTCTCTACATCGGTATAATCGTTAGTAGATAATGCCTTTCCGGCTACCTTATCAACCTTCGTACCTAATTCTGTTTCGGTAGCAAACGC